CGCTCGAGAGTGACGAATGCACGCAGTCAACATTCACTGTGGCGACCCGCATGCGATCTGCACCAACCAAAGTCGGGCTGACCGTGTCATCGCTTTGAGAGGTGACGACAATGAACGGCATCGCAGTCGATGGCTTGACAAACGACTGGAATATCTTTGTCGCTGAACCCAACGCCGTGATCACGGTCGGAGATTGTTGCAACGCAAGATGAATGGCTTCTACGAATTTCATCGTGCCGCCTTGTTCATTTCTTTTGCGATGCGAGCAAAGACCTTCTCTAATCCGTAGCCGATGTCCGCAGTGAATTTGGCGTTGATCGTTGCGCCGTACATTTGAAAGAACTTGCGGAACACTTGCCAGCCTTGATATGCGCGTGATGGATCCACGTAGCGGCCGTGCTCAATGAGCCAGGAGTTTTGCGTCTTGCCCCAAATGCGTGCCCACACAGTCGCCTTGTTCTTGCCGATTTCTTTGGGGATGATCCTGTGGCTGTAGATGTTGTGCGCAATCCGAAGTCGGCTCTCTTTGATCGGATGGATCGGCTGATGCTTCTTCGCACGCCAGCGCCACGACTTCTGCGCGTCGGTCTGATTCTCGTCGTTCTTGCCGACATAGGTTCCGTACATGCTTGCGAGTTTGCCTCGCGGGGCAGTCAACGCCTTGACCTCTGCCTTGCGCAAGACCTTGTAGATGTCGTCGCTGCGCATGGTCTTCATCTGATCAAGGAACTGATCCAAGCCCTTGATGATCTTGCCACTGCTCGACATTACGAAACCTCTCTGCATTGCATGATGAGTGTGTGACCCGCCGACTTGTAGTCGACGATTGACACGATCTCGAATGTGGTGCTGAGTGTCGTGCCGCTTGTGCCGCGACTCACGCTTGCAGTGAAGCGGTCAGTTGCCGCAATGCCCGGGTAGAAGTTGGTGGTGATTTGATGCGTGACCACCTGCGACAGCATTGCGTGGTTGGTTCGTTCAACCGCGCTTGAGTCCTTGATCTCGCCAAAGATTGTGTCGCCAGTGGTGTAGGTGTATGTCGGTGTGCCGAACGACCCGATGGTCTCGGTGCGAGTCTTGATCACAAGCGGAGTCCGCATCATGCCGCTGTTCATTGGTACTCACCCGACTTGTATTGGGCGATAAGAGCCTTGATCGTGCCGGGCACTTCGTACTGTTGACCTGGAGCCAAAGTGGATCGGTAGTCGTAGAGCGTCGAGCACTGCATCAAGATGGCGTGCTTGAGTGCGATCGGGATCGCAGTTGCGCTTGAGCCGTGACCAGCGACATAGACAACTGTGACCACGCCTGCGCCGCCGCCGACGAGTGACGGCCATGATTTGCCGTCTAGTAATTGAATGCGTCCAATGCCGTTGTATGACTTCACGGTGTAGTCGGTCGACGCTGACATGGTCTGCGTGTTGCCCGATGTGTCGACATATTGCACGCTCGTCACGCTGACTAGCGGCGAGCGCGGCAAGGCGATCTCGTAGGACGAGCCGTTGTAGACCTCGCCGCTTGAGCCTTGGACTAGCGTGTTCTGCGGGAACGAGTCGTAGACCGATGTGAATGTCGTATTCGGGATTGCGATGCCGCAATAGTTCTCGATCATCTGTCGGGCTGTCGTGATGACTGATGTCGACCCGCTGGTGCTGGCGGCTAGGTAGGTGTCGTCGAGCGAGTGGAATATGCGCAGATGCGCCTTGGCTTGAGCAGTCGTGATCGGCTCAAAACTCGGAGCGGTCGTGATCGTGGTGTTGACTCTCATCGCGGTGTTGCTCCCTTCTTCACAGCCTTGCATGGCACGGCCCGCGAACAGCACTGCACATCGTCGGAGTCGGCACGCTCGGCGAGACCGAGTGCGAGCCACTCGATCGCTGTGCGCTCGTCGACGGCGATGACTTCGCCCGGCGCGTGAACGCCAGTCGCTGTCACAACTCCTTGGATCATCTTCACATTCGGCATAAATCCTCGACTCGCATTTCTGCGAGCCGAGGGTGATTTCAATTCAGTTCAGTGATTACGCTGGGCAAACAAGAACTCTGAATGCGTCTGCAAGCGTCACAGCGAAATCGCAACGCGTCGTCGCGATGTATCCAGTTTGCGAATTCACCGCAAACAATTCTTTCAAGACGCGCATGCTGTATGAACCGCGCTCTGCGAGTACGGAATAGTTTCCGAAATCGCCGATCACGCCGATCTTTGTGCTTGCCGCAATGGTTGGCATTGCCGCGGATGCGTAGACAGGAATACCCATCAATCGATCAGGCTCGCCGAGTGCGCCTGAGTTTTGCCAGAAGTAATTCACAGTGCCAGTAGAAATTGAGGCCAGTTGTCGCAACTTGCCGAGTGTCGCATCGTGAACCAAGATGCTGGCATTCGTGCGGTATTGACGAGGCAGTGAATAAACCCAATCGACCACATTGGCGGCTGTGATTGTGGCGTTTGTGGCTGTAGTCGCGCCAGTGGTGATTCCCGCGCCTGTGGACAGCAGAGGATTCTGCGGGCCGTTGGTGACGGAAGCAGTCGCACAGAATGCCGTTTCTTCCGCTTGCGCAAACATACGAGCGAATTGCTCGGTAAGAATTGACTCGATGCTGAAGCCGGGGCCACGAGCAGGAGCGTCTTCTGCGAGTTCGTTTGATACCTTGACGAGTGCCGTCAACTTCGCTGGTGTCAGTGTGACCTTTGCGTAGGTTGGCGATACATCCGCAATCGTTCCCGCTTCCGCAGCCCATGACGCTGAACCAGTGGCGTTCTCCACGGCCCATTCTCGGGCGTATGAGCCAATGGTCACAACCTTGGTCAGTTGACGAATTGCTGTCATCGTCTTGAGTTTGGTGGTGATCGCATTGTGGAACTCGAGTGGTGGCAACACTGTGCCGCCTGAAGCCTCGCTGATTGCGCGAATTTCCATTGGGTTGGTGTATTCACCGTTGCGGAGGTATGAACCCCAAGCGTTGCGGTACTCGTCTGTCTCGGTGTTGCGTGCAGACTTGTTGCTTGCATTTTCGATGCCAGGCAGATTGCGAACTTGCTTTGGAGCCTCAGGAGCGTCAGCCTTAAAACCCGCGCCAACATTCATCAGTTCGTCACTGCGTTGTCGTTGCGCTGTGAGTGATGCGTATTGCATCTTCAACGCGCTGTACTTCGCCTCAAGAGCGTCCGACATGCCTTCGCCGCTGTCATTAGCGTCGTCGCACATCTTCTTCATTTCGGCGTACACAGCGCCCATCTTTTCTACTAGTGCCTTGTATCCACTATCGTTTGCCATGATAAAATTCCTTCTTGTTGTGTCGAGCGAGAGTCGATTACCTCAACGCTGAGGCAACAGACACGCACGCTCGACGGTGAATGTCTGTGAAATAATTCATTAGCCGCGATACACGCCGTAGGCGGCATTGATGTCTGTGAGAACGCCCGCGCAGCGCATGCTGACGACGAACGCTGTTTGATTTGTTTCGCCAAAAGTTTCGACCAAGCGCGTGACTTGCACGCCTTCGGTTGTTGAGAAGAATGTGTAGCGGGAGAGGTCGCAGAGAATTGCGAGGAATTCGCCAGTGTCAGGAGCAAGTCCCGCGCGGCTTGCTCCACACAACTCAGCCCAAATCAATGGTCGTGCAAACAATTTTGATTCTGCAATGAACATCGGGTTTGACCACGATGCAAGATTCATTGTGTTTGTTGGAAGAAAATTTCTATTTATTTGAGAATTTAAAATGAATGAGCATCTGTTCCAATATGCCGCTTGCAGAAAATCCATGCTGTTCAAAGTCATTAGTGAAGCCAGACCGTGAGCAGAACCAGAATTGAAATTTCCGTTGCTCGATCCAGTCAATGTCGTCGTCGTCATGCTGCGCGTGCTGTATCGCTTCAGCGTGCTCGCCAATCCGTGACAAGAGTCGGAGCCAGCGGTTGCGCCTGTGCCCGCAGTGACTGTGCCGCTTGCGTTGCCAAGCATGATTTGACGATTGATTTCTTTGCCGATGTCTTGCGCGGCTTGACGCACGATCCAACTTTCAACGCTGGCATCGCCTTGACCCGCAGAATCCTCTAGCAATTCGTTTGACACTTTGACCATGACGCTGATGCGCTTGAGCGCAAGAGTGGCCGTGGATGTGCCTGAAGTAGTTGTACCGGGTAGCGCAATGGTTGGAACGGTGACTTGTGTCGCCGCTGTCGTTGCGTCGATCAGAGTGCCTGCTTCGCCAGGATTATTCTGCACATTGAAACCGCCGACTGGTGTGCGTGCGCTTGTGATAATTGGAACGCTCACGGTTGAACTGTTCACGATCATCTTGCTGACTTGGCTGTAAACAGTGTCGTCGCCAAGCGTCTCGTCGAATTTCTTGGCGTAGACAGTTGGAAATAAAACCGTTCCACCGCTCGTCTCACTCAAAGCACGGATCTCGGTGTCGGTCATTGAGCGTGCGCCACGCTTCATGTATTGCGAGAAAAGGTGGCTGTAATCTTCGGAGCCACGATCGAGTTGGTTCTTGTTGGTCATTCAAAACTCCTTGCGTGT